TCCCGTTTGCTGCTGGCGGGGTTATGACATCGCAAGGGCCAATGCCGTTAAAGCGTTATGGAGTAGGTGGTATAGCCAATAGCCCACAACTTGCTATTTATGGTGAGGGACGAATGCCTGAAGCATATGTGCCGTTACCTGATGGACGTCGCATACCAGTAGCCATGCAAGGTGGCAGTATCGGCACTACTAATGTTATTGTTAATGTAGATGCAAGTGGCACTAGCATTCAAGGCAATGCCCCACGTGGCGACCAATTAGGCAAAGCCCTTAGCGCTGCGGTGCAAGTTGAACTTGTCAAACAACGTAGACCTGGAGGACTATTAGCCTAATGCCAACATTTACATACGTATCAGATTTTGGTGCTGCGGTTAGCAGTAAGCCATCAGTAACAGTAGTAAAATTTGGTGATGGTTATGAAAAACGACAAGCATTTGGCATTAATCAAAATTTAAAAAGTTGGTCTTTAACATTTAACAATCGAACTAATGCTGATGCAGACTCAATTGAATCATTTCTTAACGCAAGAGCTGGTGTTGAGTCATTTGATTGGACACCACCTTCAGGAGGCGGAACTAAATGGGTATGTCGTGAATGGAGTAGGACATTAGAAAATTATAATAATAATTCAGTCAAAGCAACATTTGAGCAGGTAGCAGAACCATGAGCGTACCAGTATCTGAATTACAAAAGCTGGCACCATCAGCAATTATTGAATTATTTGAAATTCACCTTGTTACCGCTATACATGGTGCTAATACAATATTTAGATTTCATTCTGGTACTAATGAAATAAATAATGCCAATATCATATGGGCCGGGAATACTTATATTGCATTTCCAGTTGAGGTTACTGGTTTTGAATATAACGGTAACGGACAACTGCCAAGACCAACATTACGGGTAAGTAATGCACTGCGATATGTAACAAGTATATTATTGGCGATAAATGAAACAACTGCAGGTAATGATTTAAATGGTGCTAAATTTATTAGAATACGTACATTAGCTCGTTATCTTGATGCTGCTAATTTTGCAGGAGGGAATGCAAATGCTGATCCAAATGCTGAATTCCCTAAAGAAATTTTTTATTTAGATCGTAAAACAACAGAATCTCGTGCTTTTGTCGAATGGGAGTTAGTAGCAGCATTTGATTTAGTTGGTGTACGTGCGCCTAAACGCCAATGCATTGCTAATTTATGCCAATGGGTATATCGTTCAACTGAATGCAGTTATACAGCAGCGGTATTTTTTGATGCTAATGATAATCCAGTCGGTTCTGCTGCTTCTGATGTATGCGGCAAACGTTTAACCAGTTGCGCTACTAGATTTGGTGTTAATGCTCAATTACCATTTGGATCATTTCCTGGCGTAGGTTTATTTGCGCAATGACATGGCGCAAGGCAGCTATTAACCATGCAAAGCTTATGGCACCAAATGAATCTTGCGGATTACTTATTGATGATGCTGGTGATACGGTATATTGCGCTTGCCGTAATATTGCAGAAGATACTGGGCATTTTATTATCCATCCAGGTGACTGGGCAGAAGTAGAAGATAAAGCAGATATTATTGCGATAGTACATAGCCACCCAAATCAATCACCGGAACCAAGTGCTATGGATCGGCAATTCTGCGAACGTACCAAATTGCCATGGCATATTGTTAATCCTGCTAATGGTAACTGGTGTAAATGCTTGCCATTAATAGGACGGCAATGGGTATGGGCGATTAGCGATTGCTGGACATTAGTGCATGATTGGTATGCGTTACATGGTTTGGTACTACCTGATTGGGAGCGGCCAGCGCTAAAAGAATTTGAAGCGCAGCCATTATTTGATACCTTATGGGAATCAGCTGGATTTTATGAATTACGTGATGATGTATTGCTCCAGCCTGGCGATGCTTTATTAATGCGGATAGGCGATCAACAATTAAACCACGTTGGTGTATTTATAGGTAATGGGATGATGCTGCATCATTTGCGTGATCAACTAAGCACAAGAGACTATTGTAGGCCAGGGTTGACAGGTCGTAGATTACGGCATGCCGATGCAGATAAACTATTAGTAGGAGATGGCTGGTGATGCTACGAGAAATTCGGGTTTATGGTGAATTAGCTAAATTCATGGGTGTGAAGTCTTTTATGGCTGAAGCCCGTGATGTAGGAGAAGCTGTTCGATATTTATTAGTAAATTTTGCAGGTTTAGAAGCCCATATGGTACAATATGATTATCGGATATTAGTTGGCGGATATAGCATTAGCGAAGAAGAAATTAGTTATCCTATAGGTGGAAATATTATTCGTATAATTCCTGTTGTAGCAGGCGCTGGTGGTAAAAATAGTGCTGTAGGACGGATATTAGCTGGCGTAGCAATTATTGGCTTGAGCATTTTATCAGCAGGCTTATTGTCTGGTTTTGCCTATGGCTTTGCTGGTGGTTTTGCTGGCCTTGGTACATTTGCTACTGTTGGCGTTGGTATTGGTGCTAGCCTTGCCTTAGGTGGTGTTGCGCAGATGCTTACACCAGTTCCACGTATCGCACCACCAGCAGCAATGAGTGGTTATTCACCTACTTATACAAGCCCAACAATGCGTGAATCAGAAATGGATCCACAAAAATCCTACAGTTTTAGTGGTATTCAAAATACATCTGTGCAAGGAACACCAGTTCCCATTATTTATGGTGAGACGGTTGTTGGCTCTGTTGTTATATCAGCCAATATATCAACATTAGAGGTAGTGTAATGCCTTCAGCCGCTGAAATAGCACTGGCAATGAACCTAAAAGGTTCAGCCCAAGCAACTTTTATATCACTACTAAAACAACAGGATCAAGCACAAGCGCAAGCTGAGGCTAATAGACCACGAACACCGACACGTACAGCAGATAGCTTAGCAAGTACGCAGTATGCAACATTTTTAGATTTACTGAGCGAAGGTGAAATTGAAGGATTTCCATCTGCAGCAGGACTAACGAAAGGCACAAGTGAATATAATATTGCAGCTTTAAAAGATATTTATCTAAACAAAACATCTATTTTAAGAGCTAGTGCTAATTTAAATAATGTGCAACCAGTTGATTATAATTTCCAAAACGTAACGATTGAGCCACGTTATGGTACGCAAGCGCAAACATACATTCAAGGTTATGGTGAAATTAGCGAGCCAATTAGCGTAAATTCAATTGTTGAGCAGGCGACACCAGTTATAAGAACAGTAAATGACGTAAATGTAAACGGTGTTATTATTACTATTGCAGTACCAGCATTACAAGAATTTAATACACAAGGTGATATATTAGGTGCTAGCTTTTCATTTACAATTGCACTTTCATATAATGGTGGCGCTTATACTACAATAGCAACTGAAACAGTTAGTGGTCGTACTGCTGATTCTTATCAACGTGATTATAGAGTTGATTTTACTACTGGATGGGTTGGTTCCGTAGCAATAAAATTAACAAGAATAACAGCCGATAGTGCCGATCCAGCTACTTTAGTTAATGCATTTCAATGGTCATATTATCAAGAGATTATTTATCAAAAACTTACATATCCTAATAGTGCAATTGTTGCAATTAAGTTTGATGCGCAGCAATTTACTTCATTACCAAGTCGTGCTTATCGCATACGTGGTATTAAGGTGCGAGTACCAACTGGAGTGACTGTAGATCAAACAAACGGTCGCATTATTTACCCTAATGGTTATACATTTAATGGTACATTAACAGCAGAGAATGCAAGAGTATGGACATCAGATCCAGCATGGATTTTATTTGATTTGCTTACTAATACTAGATATGGGTTTGGGCAACATATAACTGATTCACAACTTGATAAACCTGCTTTTTATGCTGCATCAGCTTATGCATCAGCTTTAGTATCAAATGGATTAGGCGGCACCGAACCACGTTTTAGTTGTAATGTACTAATTCAAAATCAAGATGATGCGTATAAGTTAATTAATGATTTATCAAGTGTAATGCGTGTTATGCCCTACTGGGCAACTGGTGCTTTAACGATTTCACAAGATGCACCAAAAGATGCATCATACCTATTTACAATGGCTAATGTAACAGAAGCTGGATTTAGCTATAGCGGTAGTAGTTTAAAAACTAGACATACATGTGCAGTTGTTTCTTACTTAGATACACAAACTCAAGATATAGCATATGAAATTGTAGAAGATGCTGCTGGTATTAGTAAATATGGAGTAAGCAAAACAGAATTACGTGCATTTGCTTGCACCAGTCGAGGGCAAGCCGCAAGATTAGGGGCATGGGTTCTATATTCAGAAGCTAATGAAACAGAGGTGGTTACATTTACAGCAAGTGTTGAATCTGGTGTTATTGTAAGGCCAGGCCAGGTAATAAAAATTGCAGATCCATTAAAAGCTGGAATTAGACGTGCTGGCCGTATTAATGCTGCTACAACAACTCAAATTACAGTTGATAATACAGATAATACAGATTTAACTAATTTATTTAACGCAAAACTTACTGTTATAATGCCTGATGGCAGCATTGAAGAACGTAATATTGCAACAGTTGTAGGTGCTGTAATTACAGTATCAACAGCATATTCAACAACTCCAAATGTAGGTAGCGTATGGATGTTGCAAAATACAAATGTTGAAGCTACAACATGGCGCGTGCTTACTGTATCTGAAAATGAAAATGTTGAATACCAGATTACAGCATTAGCTCACAATCCTAGCAAATATGAATATGTAGAGCAAAATAGGCCATTGCAAAAGCCAAATATATCCATTACTGAAATTAGCCCTGAGATACCAGTTGGTATTAATTATAAAGAATTATTTTATGTATCAAATAATAGGGCAACATCTAAAGTAGTTGTCAGATGGCAACCAGTAGTTGGCGTTAGCGAGTATCGTGTACAATGGAAACGTGGTGACGGAAATTGGCAATTAGTTGACACATCTAGTGCAGAATACGAAATTTTAGAAGCTGATATTGATACTTATTATGTGCATGTATATAGCTTAAATCCTTTACGTATACCATCAACCGATTATGCACAATTAATTTTTACGACTGTTGGTAAAACTGACTTACCAGCTAACGTTAGCGATGTATCATTAGTGCCAATTGATGAATCAAGCGCAATCTTAAGTTGGGCACGTAGCACTGAACTTGATGTATTGGTTGGCGGTAAAGTATTGATACGCCATAGCAAAGCAACAGTAAATGCAACATGGGATGAATCGCAAGAGATTGTAGCATCTGCTGCGGGTAACCAAACACAAAAACAAGTGCCACTGCTAGGCGGAAATTATTTACTCAAATTTGAAGATGATGGTGGCAGGCGTAGTGCTAGTGCAACAATTATTTCTGCTGATTTAACCATACAACAACCAAGGCTAACGGTAATTAATGTAAATGAAGAAGAGTTTAATTTTGGTAGCGCTGGCAGTAGTGTTACCAACATGAATTATGATGCAGGTTACGATGCATTAATTATTTCTGATTTTTACCCACTTTATTTTGAGGTAGGTTATGTAGTTGATAATTATGTTGCAGACAAAGAAGTATCCTTGATTGGCGAATTTAATTTAGGATTAGATGATAACAATCCATTGGATCTTGGAGCTACTTATGATGTTAATATCCAAAGGCGTATTGCATCAGCAGGGTTTAGTGCAATTTCGTTGTGGGATAACCAAACTCAATTAATTGATACGTGGGAAACTATAGATGGCACTGCTGTGGATAAAGTATCAGTTGCTATGTATGTGCGTTTTACAACTGATAATCCAGCAAATTCACCAGTATGGAGTAGCTGGCGTGAATTTAGTAATGCTATAGTACGTGGCCGAGGGTTGCAATTTAAAATTATTGCCTCTACTGAAGATATTGCGCAAAATATACAAATATCGCAACTTGGTGTTTTGGTTGAATTGCAGCAACGTGTTGAGGTATCAGCTATTTTAACAACAAGCGCTGCTGCTTATAATGTGACATACACAAAAGCATTTTACGCTGCTCCATCTATTGGGATTACCCCTTACAACCTAATTCATTCTGAAGATTTTACGATTACTAATGTTACTAGAACTGGCTTTACTATTGCGTTTAAACAAGGAGGCAGTTTTATTGCGCGAAGCTTCACCTATACTGCAGTTGGATTTGGAGGTGTGATTTAATGGCTCAGCATGATTATGACATTGGCAACCAATCTGGATCAGCATTTAGATCTGATCTAAATAATGCGTTATCTGCGATTGTCAGCATGAATAGCGGATCATCAGAACCTCCTGTCATGTATGCATATCAATTATATGCTGATACAGCTAATAACCTAGTCAAACAGCGTAATAGTGGCAATAGTGGTTGGATAACGATCGGCACATTAGGTGCCACCAATTGGGGCTTAGCCGCACTAGCAAGTCCAACTTTTACTGGCACACCATTAGCACCAACTGCAACGGCGGGTACAAATACAACACAAATTGCAACTACTGCATTTGTAGTATCAAGCTATTTACCATTGACTGGTGGAACGGTAACTGGAAACATAACCCTTAATGCGCAATCTGATATACGGTTTGCTGATGCCGATAGTAGTAATTTTGTTGCTTTACAAGCTCCAGTAACTGTTGCGTCAAACCTAACGCTGACACTTCCGGCAACAGATGGTAGTAGTGGGCAGGCATTGACAACAGATGGTTCTGGTGCTTTAAGTTTTGCTACTATTGGTGGGGTGCCAATTGGTGCTGTATTTTATTTTGCTGCAAATACACCACCAGCAGGTTTTCTGGAATGTAATGGTGCTGCAGTAAGCCGCACTACATTTGCTGCGCTGTTTGCTATTACTGGTACTACTTATGGCAGCGGTAATGGCAGCACTACATTTAACCTACCTGATCTACGTGGTGAATTTATACGCGGTTGGGACAATAGTCGTGGTGTTGATACAAGCCGTGTATTTGGTAGTTTGCAGGCAGAAGCCACTCAGCTAATAAGCCATACCCATAGCTCGACAGTTACTGCCTATGGTCCGGGCGGCGGCCTTAGCCATGGCTCAGGCAACATTACTTATGGCGCAGGATTTACGGAACTAAGTGATAGTGAGGGTAGTGTTATATCCAACCCACACACCGCAAGTCTTACCTACACAACTGGCAATCCTTCTACCAACGGTGGGGCCGAAACTAGACCACGTAATCTAGCCTTGTTACCATGTATCAAGTTCTAATGGCTATGATAAGCTCATGATATATCCCTCCACTCTTAACCTAACGGTTTTACAGGATAGCACTTTTGAGCAGGATCTTATTATTACAGAAGCAGCAAAAACTGCAACCTTAAATGATGCTACTAATGTAATAACAAGCGCATGTCATGGTTTTGTAGCTGATGATCGTGTCGCAGTTGGTGTTGAAAATGGTGAAATGCCATGTGGTTTAGTTACAGGTGAAGCATATTATGTATTAGCAAGCGGCTTAACAGCCGGTTCATTTAAATTAGCAACATCATCAGGTGGCAGTGAAATTGATTTTACAGTATTAAGTGCTACTGCTACATATTTTGTAGGTAAAGTAATTGATTTAACAAATTATACTTTTGATTCTGATATTCGTGTTGATTATGGCGAAGAATTGTCTGGATCGTTTGTATGTACCGCAACGGGGCCTACAGCAGGGCGTTTACGGTTATCAATGACAGCAGTATTAACAGCTGGATTAGCTGAAGGAAATTATAAATGGGATTTAAAATTAAAAACAGCATCTTATGATTATTATTATGCTAAAGGTATATTAACAGTAGAATCCACAGTATCGCGTGATGCATCATGAGTGTAATTTTTTTAAAATCTGAATTATCTTACATTTATTTTATTGCCCCAAATTTAAATATTGCTCATGCTATCCCAGTACGATTTTTTTATTTACAATATTTCGATGTAGCCGGTTACGTCGAATCAGGCTACACTATCCTTTGAAACCCTAATTAATTAACCCATGACTACTATTGTCACTCGCGCAGGTAAAGGCTCACCATTAACCCACGCTGAGGTTGATACTAACTTTACAAATTTAAATACAGCAAAATTAGAAGCTGGTGCAATTGCTTTAGGAAGTGCCGCATTACCAAGCATAAGTTTTACCGGCGACACTAACACCGGCATCTTTAG